AAACATTTTTTCCCAATCCTCATATGAAATATTTGAGTTGGGGTTCTGTTTTAAATAAATTTTATATTGTCTTTTAAGGGTTGACATGACTTTCTTCGGATTCTCTTAAATCAATTAATTTTTGAATTCTACTTCTACCTTTTTCACCAATTGGAAATCTCGATTAACATTTGCTAGTTTTAATTTTGTGAATAGTATCTTTAGTCGATTCAGTCCTTTCGCTGTAGGTACTTTTTTTATGACTCGAACCGATAAATTCAGAGATTGAGAAATTTAAAAAACTAATAAGTAAAGATTTAGAAAAAGGGTTTAACATATTTAGAAAAGGGTTAGGTAGAATAGTGGTAAAAATTGAGGGCGAGTTTGATTAAACCACCTTACATCCCACAAACTAAAGATTTGTGGGTTTTTCGGTGGAGATATATAAATATACGGGAATTATTCAATATTGTAAATGGATGGTTATATTTTATTAAAAATCAATAAACAAGTATACAACGGTCCATTCTTAACGTAGCTGAGATTGAAGCTAAAGCGTCGGTGTTATACGCTAATGAGTCAAAGTTAACATCGGACAAGAAAGTTCCTTCTAATATCCACTTTTCAACAACAACACCTGTTGGGTCTAACATTTCTAAGTCAACATTCTTTTTATAACCCGCAGCATAACCCATACGACCTGTAACTGATTCCGCACAAAGACGAACCCACTCCATTAACGCTTGTGATGCGGAAGGTCCGATTGGGTCACGGAATTTAACGTTAATAGTTCCCCAAGTAAAACGACCAGCAACGTATGTTGAAGTGTTTAAGAAGGGAATCTCTACAGGGTTAATAGTTATATGTGGTCTAGCCGTTGATTCCACGAACCATTCGTTTATTCCCAAAGTAGTTGGGAAACGAAGTATAAACCTATTCTGTCTTTTAGGTTCATACGGTATCGGCATTTTCATTAGTAAATCAGCCATTTCAGTTTTTTTTTGTTATTTCTTGTTTATTAGTTTATTATAAATATCACCAAATAAATTTTTTCTCTTTACTTTATTTTTTTTTCAAATTATTCTTAACTAGTAAGGTTTTTTTATTCCTCCTGCTGTAGAATAAGTTTTTATTATATTATCTGGTTCTTTTTCAAAATGAGATTTAACTTTTTCAACATTTCTTAAATCATCATCAGAAAAACCAATAGTTGGTAAAAATCTATTTGTTACTTTATTTTTTAAATAGGCTTTTTTGTTTATATATTTTGAAACTGATTTAACATAGTTAACAAAATCTTTTAAAGCTTTAATTTTACCTTCTTCAGGATTGGCGGCAGAACCTTCACCAAAAGTTACAGGGTAAAATCTGCAAAGGTCTAAATATTCACGAATTATATCTTTTTTAGTTGTATTTTCGTCCCCCACAATATCTCTATATTTCTCCATATTCTTAACAAGTTCATTAGAGTCTATACCATTATGGTTAGAAACTATCAAATTGTAAACAGATTCTTTAAGGACTTCTGGGTTGTGTCCTCTTGCGGTCACTATTGAAAATATTGAGCCATTATTAATGGATTCTACAAAATCAGGCCAAGCTGGTCCTGGTTTTGCCATCATAGAATCAATTATAAATAGTTTGTTACCTTTTTCTCTAAAAAATCTAAAAGGTTCTTCAGCATAACCAACAATAGTGTGTCCCTCATATTCAAAATGGTTTTTACCAATTTCAGTTCTATATTCTGCAAAATCCTCTGTGGACATACCAACTTCGTCACCGTCTTCATCTTTTAAAATAATTTTAGTTGGCATAATCATGATATTGTCATCCCAGTCAAATGCGTAATACTTCATGTCGGGACTACCCGTTTCGTCAATACCTTCTCTGAATATATATTTTTTGTTCATTTAAAATGATAAGGCTTAAAAAGGTGGGGATTAACTCCCCACCTTATATAATTATTAGATATTCTCAAATGACGCGCCTGTAGGTGTAATATAGAATGTTATATCAATAAATTCTAATGACCTAGTTGGTTTAATGTAAATTTTACCTGTCATTTGGTTTCTGTCTAAGTCAGCTACATCTGAAGATACTGTTACACGGAAGTCGTATAAACCACGGTCTCTTCTAATTGCGTCTAAGATAGGGTTAACCGCATCTAAGAAATCTTGTCTAACTTTTTGGTCGTTTTGTTCAAACAACAATCTAACCGAAACTGCTGAAATTAACTTACGAGCTTGTAATAACAATCTTCTAACGTTAATTCTATCAAGAGCCGACTGTCTAATTTGAAGTGTTTTGTTACCCCAAATTACAGTACCAATATCTGAGAATGTAGCAATAGGGTTAATTCTACCTTGATATAATACGTCTCTATCTTCTTGAGTTAACTTCTTACGAGCTTTAATTGAGTTTACAATACCACGAGTATAACCCGCCGCTGCGAACCATGGGAAAGCAATGTTATCTGTTAAAGCCAAGTTTCTTGTTACCTCAGCCGTTGGTGGTAAATAAATCTGAGTGTTATTTACACTGTCACGAGTTAATACCCAAGGATAATAAGTTGCCGTATAGTTAGAATCGATACCAGTACCGTCTAAATTGTCAACCGCTTCTTGAGGGTAAATTAAATCTAAGTTACCTTGAGTTGACGGTACAAACATATTATAATCAGGTGTTGTACAGATATATAATGAGTCAGCTCTATCATTTTCAATCATATCAATAGCACTTTCAACAAGGTCTGAATGGTTAACGTAATCAACACCAGGTGTAACAAATAGATTTATATTAACCGCCTCAGGGTTAGAGAAAGTTCTTTGTCCTAACAAGTAAGCGTAGTAGTCAGTATTTGCCCAATCCTGAGTATTATCACCAACAGTAATCTGTTTGAACGCCCCCCAACCTGTAGCTGTTGGGTATTTAATTGAAGGACAAGCCCCATTTAAATAACCGTTTCTACCTAATTTAAACCTATCTTGGTTGGTTCTATATTCTCTGTAGATATCCCAACCGTCAAAACCTCCTTGACACAATAAAGTAAATTTACGTGCAAAAAGTCTGTAATATGGGTTTGATTCATTATCAGGGTCTGAAGTAAATGGTGCACTACCAACATAGAATGCTGGTGTACCACTTGTTACAAATGCGTTTGGTATTGTAATACCACTTGCGTTAATATCCATGTGGAAACCTCTACTTCTAAACGCCCAATTTTCACCTGTAGAATCAGTACAAATATCTAAAGGTAATTGTTTACCTTTATATGAATAATAATCAACATCGATACCAACTGTGTCTGAAATACCTAGATAAGTTCTACGAACATTATCACCAGCACTTCTTGTAGCGTCATCCGCACCTGAAGATAAACCAAATGGTGGGTTATATATAACTTCGCCAGGGAAATCATATTTAACCTTTATAATAGGGAATGGAGGTCTAACACCCGCGTATTCTCTAAAATTGAACCCTTCAAAACCACAAGGTAATGCGTCAATTGGCGCATCCTCATTAATCTCAATCATAATATACTTAGAGTTTAATTGATATTCACCATCAGTAGTACCAATCTTTTTAGCTATGAATGAGTTATCGTTAGGGTTCATACTACAATTTGTAAATTTCTCAATAACAACAGGATTTGAATCAGAATCGAAGAAATCTCTAACTAAAACATCAAAAGTTCCATTATTAAATGAAATGTTTGCGATTGAAACTTTAACTTCTATATTTGCCTCTTCACCATCAGCAATTGTTGTAAATTTAAATAAGTTGTAAACTTTGTTACCTCTTAATTCAGAAACAACCCAAGGTGATGTTGGTGATTGATATTGTTCTAAATACCAAGCGATTGATGTTGGGTCATTACCTTGTCTAGCATTTGGTAAAGCGGTTAAATCACAACTTAAACCTCTGATAAATCCTTTTCTCCAGCCATAGTTTAGTAAAGCTTGGAATCTTTCTTCAACAAACAAAGGAACAACCGTTCTTGGTTTTGCAAAGTTTGAAGTTCCAAATACTTTTGGTAGATATTCAGGGTCCGAGTTTTGGAATGATGTTTCAAAGAAGAAGTTTTCACCATCTTTATTAGTTACATTTAATCCAAATGTTAAATATGGATTTTTAGTTACACCTGAGTATTGACCTGTACAATCCATAGTGACATCAGTTAAACCTGACACTTCATATACTGGACCATTATCAGTACTATAAGTCGCTAAACCTCTTGAACGAAGAGTTGCAATTACTAAGTCGTCATAGTCGGTATAAGCAGTTCCTGAGAAAACATATATTCTACCAATCAAAGTACCTGTATAACAATTAACAGGTGCTGCGGTAGTTGTAGTTGTCGTACTAGTCGCAGTTGGAGTAACACAAGGATTAGTTGTAGTTGTTGTAGTTGTTCCACTTGATGTTGTAGTTGTTGTTGTACTTGGTGGTGTTAAGGTTAAACCTGTAACAATACTCCAAAACGAATAACCTGTATACGCCGCATTTCCTAAATTATCAAATAAAGCATAATACCATGGGTCATTTTGTGGCGCTGCGTAATTAATAACTGAAGCATCCACACTATCAACACCAAATACATTTGTTTCAGCAGTAAATACAGGACTAAATCCACTATACGTATCACCTGAAATTGCACCGTAATAGTAAATTGACGAGTTCTCTAAAGTATTATCGTTTAAAATATCAAATATTTGGTCCTGCATATTTGTTCTTAAAGTAGATGTACTACCGTCAAACAATTCATAAGGAATATCAATTCTATTAGCAATAACAGCAGGAATCTGACTTGTATTTGTAAATGATATTGAGTTTATACTGTTTGTACAACCTGAGAAATCTATCGCAAAATCAATGGTTAAGAAATCGTTACATGCTGGTTCACAGTTTACTATTACAGGGTCTTCACAATAGAAGTCCACTGTAGATGGGTCCACATTTGCTTTTGTGGTTATAGTCCACGATGGTCCCGCATCGTAACCTGATAATCCTAATATTCTTGTTACGAACAATTGATTAGATTGTTGTAAATAAGATTTAGCTATATAAGCCGCCTCATACTTAGGTATTTGAGTGTTAATGAATTTTTCTGGTGAAGTATCTCCAAAGTATGTAGAAAATTCATCAAAGTTTGTGATAAAAATAGGTTCAAATGCAGGTCCTTTTTGAGTTTCACCAACAATACCTAAGGTTGTTACCCCAACACTTTGAGCTACAAAACTTAAATCTACTTCAGATGTATACACACCAGGTGATACGAATACTTTACTGTTTGTTGCCATTAGTCTTTTTGTTTTCTTGTTTTATTTTATTTTATAAATAAATATCCACTAAAAAACCAAAATACTTTACATTATATGAAGTATTTATAAATTAGGCAGATTATTTTCTGCCTTTTTTCTACCATGAAACAGAACGAAAAGAAGATAAAAAATTTAAAGATTTCGGTTGAGGTTCACGATGTTTTAAAAACCTATTGTGAAAGGAGAGGTATTAAGATGTATAAGTTTTTAGAGAAACTTATTCTTGAGAAGTGTAAAGGTAAACCTGATATCTACGGTGAGAATTAAATAACTAAATTAATTAGTTGTATAGTACTTTCTTGAGTATTGTCATTTTTGGTTACAACCAATCTTAAAACATCACCAGTATTTATTTGTATTTCACTAATATCAGAACCATAATAATCATTATTAATGAATACATCAAAAGTATCAACATTTGAGGTGTCTCCAATTGTGATATCTGTAGTATAATCAAATAATTGATTAACAGTGTTGTTACCGACAACAAACAAAGCCTCTAATGATACTTTTTTATTATCAACCAAAATCTTTTTTTGTTTTTTAGTTGAACCCAATTCAAATTCAACAACCTGTAATACTCTTGAAACTGCAGGTGAAACTTCAAACTCATCTTCATCAATTAAAAACCTTAACATTGTAAATTCATAGTTTTGAATATAATATTTTCTTTTTTCTAATTCCATTACAGATTCGTCTGAAATGTTATTCATTATTATTGGAATATAATGTCCTTTAATTATGGAGTATGCTTGTCTTGATGCAAATTTTTCTAAAACAATTTTGTTAAATTGATTTAATTCACGCATTCTATTACAAATAATTTTAACTTGATAAGTAATATCAACAGGAACTGGTTGGGGTATTTTATAAACATCCATACCATTTCTTTGTCCGTCCCATGTTGGAACTTGAGCATAAAAATATTGTCTCCTATTAGGTATGTTATAAAGTAGTGCAGGATTTGTCCCAAACTTAACTTCAGGAATTCTAACAACTGTTATAAATGGTGGCTCAACGTTTTTATCTATATTTTGAAAATTCCAAGTTTCGGTAAACTGAGACCAATTTTGTGTTGTTACAATAATATCAACCATAGGGATTGTCTTACCTTCAACAACAGTTTTTAATTCTTCTTTGACAAAATCTAAAAACCCTTTATCTAAATCCGCATGTAATAAAGATTTGGGTAGAAAAGTACCATCTTTGTTAATTTTATCAAGAAGTTCTTGTCTTCTCGGTAACAAAGTTTTAGGACTTGTTAAAGGTATATGTTTTTTTATTTTTTTAGGTAATGGCATATTATTCAAGAATTATCGGGTCTTGTTTAAAAGAAACTTTGTTTTTAGACATAACTTTATAATTTTTATTATCAATAATTACACACTTACTAATATTGGCAAATGCTATTTTATCTACTTTTTTCTTTGATGTATAATCTGACATCCCATAAGTACCTACAATATATTCGTCACCTTCTTGTTTAAAGAAAGTTAAAGGTTTTATTTGATAATTAATTCCGTCAACGGTAACATCTACACCTTGCCATCTATCCATTTTAGAACCATGTGAATAATATTTAATATTCGCAACACCTAATTTATTAATAAAATTATTAATTGACTGTCTTTCTAATTTTAACCCATTCTCAATTGATGACCACTGTCTGTTGACTAACAATTTAGTAAATTCGTCATCGTTTTCAAATAGATTTGACATCCAAACAACAATATCATCACCTTCACTAATTAAACCTTCCTTTAAATCATCGAAATATTTTAAATAAATTAATGAGTGTATTTCTGGTTTAGTGTCAAAATAATTCATTATGGACCAATCTTCATCGGTACCTAATCTTTCACCTATTGTGTAAACACCTCTAAGACCTGATGTGAATTCAGAAGACTCATCAGTCCATTCATTAGGAAATGCCAATTCTAAAGCTTTTCTAATATTAGCCGATGTAACACCAATTTTTTCGGATAGTCTTTCATTTTCTTTAAATTTAAATTTTGGATAAGATAAATCAAAATCTTGTTTTTCAATGTAGATTTTGTTATTTATACTATCAATTTTAATTACTTTTTCATCAAAAACAAAATCACCATCACTACCAAAAACTTTTATTTTATTTGGAATTGGTGATTCGTCAGGGACTGATAAAACTTTATTAAAATAATATCTTTTTCTACCCCATTTATCATAAAACCCCATAGTTGTATAGGTGTATTTTGTAGACTTTTTTTCCGACTCTTTCAATATAGTCGATTTAACTTCATTAATAACAAATAACTTGTTTTTTAAGTTAATCATATCAACTTCTTTAGCGGTATAAACAGGTTCTTTAGTATTCTTATATACAAAACTATCATATTTATACGGATTATATGTTACTATTTTATCAGTTGGTTCTTGTGGTATATTTTCACAAGGATACTGACAATAATCAATTAAATTACCAATAACAAATGCGTGAACGTTTTTACTTTTTTCTTGTCTAACTCTTTCCTTACCACCTTTTCTAACTCTAAATTCAACATCATAAAGTTTAACATAATCGGCATGTAAAATAACTTTATTTTTGTGGGTTACTGAAAATGTGTGTTTATTTAAATTATAATAAACCATTACTTTTTTACCAATAAACTCATCTTCTGCATTGTCATACCCACAATTATGACATAAATACGGGTCATCACCCCCATCGGATAATTCCCAATCCCATCCACAATTATCACAAATAACTTTATCAGAATTTATTTTTTCCAATAATAATTTTATTTGTGATTCTTTTAAAACTATTTTCATTATAACCCTCTAAATTCGTTATCCACAACCGCAGAAGCTACTATTGTTCTATAATAAGGTTTAAACCCTGCGTAAGTGTGTTTATTGTCTGATATAACCCTTCCATCATTATTTACCGTGTAGTATCTAACCCTATCTTCAGTTTCGTAATACCCAATATAATCACCATAATTTATATCAATATTTAGTTCATCCAATTGTTTTTGATAAACAGATATTCTAATGTTACCAGGTTCAAATTGTTCTATTTTAGAATTACCTAAATATTTATTTTCAGGCGACATGACTTGGACGTACGCTTTAAATTCTACAGGTGGTAAAAACTTAATTCCATCTTCAACTGCTTCACCATAAACATCATCAGTTTTAGTTTTATACCTATCAACCCTATATAAAACCAAAGTAAAATTCATATCACCATATAACCATTCTTCTCCAATAGATAGGTCGAGGTTATAATCTTCATAACCGAAAAATTTACCAATTCGCGTAATAGGTACTTTATTTGTTGACATATTGATAAATATCAAAAAAATTATTATTATTCTAAATAAGGTTTGTCTTTTGGAAAATACAACAGGAAATACTAAACCCCTACTTGAAGTTAGGGCTCTACAAATACTTGATGAATATTCAGGTGCAAATAACTATATAATTAGATTAAAGAAACAAAAAGACGGTAATAAAAAATTTTACCCCACTAGAGCTCAATCAGATTACATAATTAATTATTACTGTACTACACCAAAGGTCGCTAAAAAATGGGTTGATTTAGACCCCTATTTTGCTAAAAAAATTGCAGATGAAAAACTTTTTACTTTTATACCCGAAAAAGTTTACGTTGAAAAACTATTGGTTGAGAAGGACAAGAGTTATCATATTTGGGGTTGTTTTTTAAAAAATGAACAACCTTATGATTTTTGGTTACCTAAAGGAGCATTAATTAAAACTCATACTATTGAAAAAGTAGAAATTAATTACGATAAGTATTCTCATAGACCCCCGTTATCACATCAAAAAGAAGCTATAGAATTATTAGTCGGCTCTAAAAGATTTATTTTAGCCGATGACATGGGTTTGGGTAAAACAACATCAACCATAATTGCCGCTTTAGAAACGGGTATTAAAAAAATATTAATAATTTGTCCAGCATCTTTAAAGATAAATTGGCAAAGAGAAATTGAAAATTACACAGATAGAAGTGTGTATATTGCTGAAGGTAAAAATTTTTCATTGGAGCATGATTTTGTTATTGTAAATTATGATATTCTTAAAAACTTTTATGATTTAAAGGATAAAGATAACTCACCAATAACAAAAGGTGAGTTTGATTTGATAATTATCGATGAAGCTCATTACATTCAAAACGCTCAAGCTCAGAGGACAAAATTAGTTAACAGTTTTGTTAAAAAAGTCAAAAGGTTATGGTTATTAACAGGAACCCCAATGACATCAAGACCTATGAATTATTTCAATCTTTTAAGTTTGATTGAAAGTCCTGTAGCTCAAAATTGGATGGCGTATGCAATTAGGTACTGTCAAGGATATCAGTTTAATGCGGGTAAAAGAAAAGTTTGGAATGTTACGGGGGCTTCTAATTTAGAAGAATTAAGAGATAGAACATCTAGACAAGTTTTAAGAAGATTAAAAACTGAGGTATTAGATTTACCAGATAAAATAATCACACCTGTATACCTTAGATTAAAGTCCAAAGAATACGAAACTGAAGTTGGGGAATACTACGATTGGTATGAAAATAAAAAAGAAGAGTCTAAATCATTAACTATCCAATTCAGTAAGTTAATGAAAGTACGACAAATAATTGCGGAAGAAAAAATAAAACACACAATAGAATTAGCTCAAAATATTATCGACCAAGATAAAAAGGTCATAATATTTACAAACTTTACTGACACATTAAAACGAATTCACGAACATTTTGGGAAACAATCCGTTTATTTGGATGGGTCTTATACCAAACCACAAAGACAATACGCTGTTGACCAATTTCAGGAAAATGATAAGATAAAAGTATTCGTAGGTAACTTAAAAGCCGCGGGTGTTGGAATTACTCTCACCGCTGGTGAGGCTTGTATTATGAATGACTTATCATTTGTACCTTCAGAACACGCACAGGCAGAAGATAGGGCGTATAGATATGGGCAAAAATCAAATGTATCCGTTTATTATCCGTTATTTGAGAATACTATTGAAGGAATAATTTACGATATGTTACAAAATAA